TGTATAAAAACGAATACGTTGATGTAAAAATTCTAAAAGAATAGTTTGGTTAATACTAAAAACAAAAGGTAAAAAATATACACTCTCACCCGGATTACCTAAGTCCCAAATATGTTGTGTGCCTGTGCGCTTTTCCATAGGGCCGTAACGAGAGCATACAAAATTCATTGCATCTGCTACACCATTATTATACTGTTTTAAATCATCACGTGAATAAAGTTTGGAAGATAAAATACCCGAATTAAATATATTTTGTTTATCAACAAGTTTTACCAATTCAAACTCCTTATGAAGATGATTCTTCTAATTCATCAGACATATCTACACGAAGGGTTCTTTCCCATTCAGCAGAACCATATCTAATACCTATAACTTCGCCTTCAGGTCTTAATATATTTCTTTCTCTAGCATTAAGAGATTTTGCTGCTTTTAATTCCTGTTTTGCTCTACGAGCCATATAATCAGCTAAACTTACAGAAGCAGGAAGTGAATATGCTAATTCTGCTGCAAGTTCTGCAACAAAAGCTGATGCTAATGAAGAATCAAACTTAGCAGCATCTATATCTGCTGTGTATTTTATATAAACATTCTCAATATTGCTTAAAAGAATTTCTCCATCAATATCAAATAATGCTTCTCGTGGTCCTGCATTACGATTATAATAATCATCAAGGTCAATATATGTTTCACCTTGATTTACAGATATTTGAACTACTCTTAAACATTCAGGAGCAGAAGGTAATCTATATGCGTATTTCCATCCACGAGTATCTACATCAGCAAGTTGCGCAAGAGAAGTTGTAACTCGAGCGCAATTCCAATCATTACAACGTAACATTTTACGTTTAACAATATCTACTTTTGCTTTAACGGCTGTAACCGTAGGGGATACATCTTCTGTATTATCCAAGGATGTAATTGGTTCTTGCCCTATTGATACAAGTGCCGCATTAATCAGGTCAGTATATCCCGGTTTCGCCATTATTATATTCCTTATTTAGTTAAGTTTTTTTCAAATAGAAGAACAGCTTTTACAGTTTTTGCAATTTTATCAACTTCTGTAAATACATATTCAATGTATCTTACCAGTTTATTTTCTTCATATTGGAAAATCCTAATTATATCTCCGACTAAAACAAAGGTATAAAGAGGATTAAAAAATGCAGGGTCTTTAATATCAAAGTATGTATCTGCATTTGTACTATATGTATAAATACAATGTTCAGCACGGCTATTTGCTATAACCGTAACCATCTTTGCATTTATAATTTTTTTACTGGCTAAAGGTGTTTTGTTTTCTTCTACAATTTTGGGTAATGATTCGCCCATAATTCCTCCTTTTCGTAGAGTAAGACACTTTTATAATTTCAAATCTTAGGATTACATTTTTAGAAAGGAGGGGGAAATTTCTTCCCCCTTATGTGTTTTATTGTTACTAAATGCTTACGAACCCATAGTAGCTACTGCAACAGTAATTAAACCAGTTGTTTGATTTACGGCAGTTACTCTAAGTATGCCAAAACCACCACCGGCATTTGCTGTTGAATTAACTAAAATTATGTCGCCTACTTTAATTTGGCCTGTAACATTAGTGTTACCGCCGGCACCTGTAAAGTAGTTATCTGCTTTAATTGTATTCCATGCGTCCTCTGATACATAGAAGAATACAGAATTTGTAGCACGAGCAACACATGCAAATAATTTTTTATCGAATGCCATTTCTTATTCCTCCTATGACGAACTTACTGAATTAGCTACATCGAATGATAAAGCTCCTGTTTCATCAATAAGAACAGCACCGAGTTTTCTTCTCATATAATAAAGAATAGTATCATCGTCTGTTTCTCTTACACGAGTTTTATCAATACCACCTAATGCTAAGCCTACGCAAGATTTTACGAAAGCATTACATTTTGTGGTACTTCCGGTACCTGCCGGAAGGTCAGGGTCAACTCTCCAAACCATATCCATCCAAAATCTTCCTGATTCAGCTTTGGTGAATAAGTAAGGAAGTTGTGCTGATGTAATTACATCAGCATGATAGAACTGTTTCAAGTTCATTAATTGGTTCCATTGTTTAGCACCTACGTTAACAATAGGAAGTTCCTTATTTCTGAAAACGTGATTAACTTGGAAATGTTCCCAAATTGCTTGAACAGTATCTAAAGTCATACCTGCTGTATCTGCACCAGCGATAGTTTGAGTTGAAGTATTGATTGCTTTTAAAATCAATTCATCAATTTTCGTATTCATTGATGCAACTGCATTATCTGTAATAACCAACATACCATTTGCTGATGTTGAAGAAACTTCTTGTTCATCAATTTCATCACCTGCATAGTATGTTTCCAAGTCACAACCAACTCTATCTAAAGAGCCACCGTTTCTTGGGATTTTACCAAAACGAGCTTTTTGTCCTGCCGGAGTACCTGCATGAGAACGGTTGAAGTAAGTTTTATCACCAACCGGTACTGGTCTTACAGTTACTAAGTCAGCATACAAAGAATCTCTTTTTTGGTAGCACAATTTAATTTCTGAAGAAAATTGTTCTTCCACTAAAGGTAATAGATTCATTGTTTACTCCTATTTCTATTAAGTAATAACCGACTCCTCTTGCTAAGTTACCTCTCGGGTTAGCTCGAAGATATATTTTCGAGTGTCAGTCAAAGCGCTCAATGAGGTTAGCTTTGAAGTTTACTCAACTGCCCTTGTTGACTCATTTGAATTGCAACAATTTGTTTATTCAATTCATCAACTTGTGCTTTATTTTTAACATAATCTGTTTGCATTAGAGAATCTCTTTTTGCTCGCAGTTGTTCAATTGTTTCCGGAACGTTTTCAATGCCACGTCCTTCTATATATATAGTATCCCCTGTCATCATCTTTGTCAAGGCTAACTGGGATTTTAAGAAGTTTGCATCCCTGAATAGACCTACTTGTTCCATCTTTTGAACAGTTTCCTGTGGATACATTTGAGTTATTTTTGCAGAGATATTATTTATATTATTTCCATAATCTTTACCCCATTCTTTACGAAGGGCAGCTTCAGCATCTTTTAATTCAGCACTGGCTTGCATAGCCATATCTTCATTATATCTGTTAACTAAATCATTTTGTATGTCAATATATGCTTTACACATATCTTGATATTGATTAACAGTAAGATTTGCTTTATCAGCTATTTGTTGGAAATTTGAGAAGTCAAAAGAATCTTTTCCGAATGTTTGACCTTCTGCTTTTTCATAAGTGAAATCATATTCTGCTGCTGATGCCGGTTTACCAAGTTTAGTATAGAATGCTGTAACATCTTCTGCCGAAGAAGTTGCATCGGGGATACGTACTGATTTTGAGATAGTCTGTTGTGCAGAGATATAGTTTTTAAATACGTCTTGAACATTATTAATTCTTCCCCATTCAGCTCTATCTTTCAAATCTTCAGGAATACAATCCTTCCAACCTTCCGACATAAATTGATTCATATCAAAAGATGCAGGTGGTTCTGCCGGGGGTGCAGCAGGTGGTGTTCCTTCAGGTGGTTTCCCACCGTTGTTTAATTTGTCTAAATCGTCTGGCATATTTCCTCCTTTTATTTATTTATAAATTTTTCAATATCAGCTAAAGTATCTTCTGATATTTTAGCAGACATTGTTAAAATATATTCAATTACTTCTCTATATGCTGCTTGTTTTGCAAGCATAATAGGGTCTGTTGTTAAAGGTGCTCCATAATATTTGAAGCGAATAATTAAATCATCAATTACTTTTTTGGCAATTTTTTTCTTTGATGAATCAGAACTATTAAATAGAGCTTGATATGCTCTTTTAACATCTCTATCAATACCTTTTAATTTATATAAAACTTTTTCCCAAACTTCTGACATTAACCTATTCCTCCAAGCATAGCTGCAATATCACCACCACCTACTTGCTGTTGTTGTGCCATAGCAGATGCTTGGTCAGCTTGTGCTGCATCTTTAGCAGATTGTGCACCGGCTTGTAACATTTGTGCTTGTTGTAACATCATCTGTTGTTGTTGAAGTGCTGCTTGTTGACGAGCTGCTTCGTCACGTTGAGCTTTAACTTCTTTTTCTGTATATAATATTTCATTTGGAGCACCAAGTAAATAGGTATATAATCTCATAGCTTTTTCAACATTAAGAATTTCCATACCACCTACTTGCGCCAACTGTGCTCCGAAAGCTAAAGACCGTTCAATAGCAGC